TTAGCTTCTAGATATACAAAAGCACTAGCAAGATCTATGTCTAACGCTAAACAAGTTAAAGCTGCGGTACCTTTAAACAATGGTCTACCTTCGGTAGCTACATTTAAAACTGGTGACGCAAAAGCTTTGTTTACAACTGACCACCCAGTAGTTTCTGGACCAGTTGTAGCAAACACTTTATCTACGCAAGCTGACTTAAACGAAACTTCATTAGAACAATCGCTAATCGATATCGCTGCGATGACTGATGAAAGAGGTTTAAAAGTTGCTGCTAAAGGCGTGAAGATGATCGTTCCGCCTGCTAATCAGTTCAACGCTGAGAGATTGATGAAATCTCAAGGTAGAACTCAAACAGCAGATAATGATATAAATGCAATCAACTCTATGGGAATGATTCCTCAAGGATACAGAGTGAACCATTTCTTAAATGATTCTGATTCGTTTTACATTATAACGGACGTTCCAAACGGTATGAAACACTTTGAAAGAACTCCATTGACAACGTCAATGGAAGGTGATTTTGATACTGGTAACGTAAGATACAAAGCTAGAGAAAGATACGTCTTCGGATGTTCTGACTTTAGAGGTATCTTCGGCGTTGAAGGTGCGTAATCTAAACTAATTATGTGGCGGAACACAGTTCCGCCACATTTTCAAAATAAGGTGAGAAAATGAAAAAATTCCTAGTACAAATACATGCTTATCAATACACAGCTAAATTTGATGTTTTAGCGGAAGATAGTGCTGAATCTATTGAAAATGCAATAGTTGACAAATTGGGAGAAAAGAGTATAAACTGGGAGTATCTTGGAGAAATGATGGATCCAAGAGTACAAAGAATAACCTATGAGGAGGTTATAGATGGTACAAGACCTGTACAAACAAAAAAGGTCCTTGGAGTTGAGGTGGCAACTGGAGTATGAACAAGAAGGTAGATATACTCTGGACATGGTTAGAATTGATGACAAAATTAGAGAAGTCATCACTGACATTAAACTTGAAGAGGCCAAAATTGCAAATAAACAAAATGCAATTGAAGATGCTGCTGCCCAAGTTTCTGTGGCTACTTAGATAAACGCCACATCGCTGAAATCGTATATTTCTGTAAGGATACCTTGCACTTTATTAAAATCTCATATATAAATTAATCACTATACAATTAACATTAATTATTAAATGTAGACGCGTATAGTCGACTTCCCTAGGGACTACATTTAAGATATTCTAGGAGGAATATTATGGCAAACACATCGTTTAATGGTCCAGTTAGGTCCGAAAAAGGATTTCAACAGATCAATAAAGCTGCTAGCACAGGAACTATAACATCTAGGTTTTTAGGAACAAAACCAGATTTAACTAGTTTAACTGCAACAGTAGTAGCAACCGCTGCAAACTTAACTTACACAGCTAATGTAATTACGGTTAACAACTTTACAGGAGCTGCTGCACAAGCGGTAACATTACCATCAGCAACGGTAGGAACTTATGTAGTTCATTATCAATCAGATGATTCAACTGGTGGAACAAACACACTTACGTTTACTTGCGCGAGTGGAGATGTTTATAGAACAGGATCAAAAGTAGAGAGCAGAACTTCTGGTAATGCTTCAACTATAGATACATCTGCAGCGAATGAAAGTATATTAACGTACACACCTGCCAATGCAGCTACAAATAGTTTAACTCACGGTACTTATTTGTATTTCACTTGTTTTGAAAAAGGCATTTGGAACTTTGCTCATGATTTAGCAACAGGTAATACAGCTGACACAGGCGCAGCTGCTTGGAGTTAATAGCTAAATAAAATAATGTGAGCTCCTTCGGGAGCTCACTACTAAGGAGAAAATATATGTCAATAACATCAAAGGTTAGACAAAGCATAGTGCTAAGTGCAAGTGGACAAATACAAAAATTAGTAAATACTAAAGCAGGTGCATCAACAGCGACTAATATTACTAAAGCACAGATTATGAATGTATTTGCTCAGGCTAGTGCAGCTGATGCTGAAATTAAAATTTATAATGAAATTGGTTCTGGTGCTACAGCAGCTAAATTAATTTTTCATGGTAAATTTGGTACAGCCGCTAATCATGTTCATGAATTTAAATTACCAGGAGCTGGTATTTATGCTGACACTGGAATGTATGTAGTTCTAGCTAACATAGACTTTTTTTATGTAGTCGGAACTTTTTAAGGGAGTAGCCAATGGCCAATACAACATCTGGCGCTTATACGTTTGAAAAGCATTTTGCAATTGATGATATAATTTCTGAAGCTTACGAACGAATTGGTTTAGTAGGTTCAGCAGGTCATCAAATACATAGTGCTAGAAGATCATTAAATATTCTTTTTCAAGAATGGGGAAATAGAGGAATTCACTTTTGGGAAGTAGGTGATACTAATATTGATTTAATTGAAGGTCAGGCAGAATATATTTTTTATAGATCAGCAGGAGATGGTACATCTGCCGTTACTGTAGGTGGAACTTCTGGTACTTCTACTTACGGATTATCAGATATTTTATCTGCTCAATACAGAACAGATAGAACCGCTACAGATCAAACAGATTTACCAATGACAAAAGTTGCAAGATCAACTTATGCAGCTTTTTCTAATAAATTAACTAAAGGAACTCCAAGTCAATTTTGGGTTCAAAGATTCGTGGACAAAGTTACGGTAACCATTTACCCAACACCTAATTCCACAGCTGCATCTAAAGATATGCACATTTACTTTGTTAAAAGAATTCAAGATGTAGGAGCTTATAGTAATGCAACTGATGCTCCTTATAGATTTGTTCCTTGCATGGTAGCTGGTTTAGCATTTTACTTATCACAAAAATTTGCACCACAAAGAACACAAGAATTAAAATTATTTTATGAAGATGAATTAGCAAGAGCATTAGCGGAGGATGGATCAGCAGCAAGTACGTATATTACACCGAAAACTTATTATCCAAATATATAATGGGAAGATTTTCAAAAGGTAGATATTCATTAATGATTTCAGATCGTTCTGGAGCTGCATTTCCATATAGAGAAATGGTTCAAGAATGGAATGGTGCCTGGGTACATAATTCTGAATACGAACCTAAGCAACCACAAGTTTCACCAAGACCACACGGTGCGGACCCACAAGCTTTAGCACATGCAAAACCTGCAAGAACAGAATTTGCAGTAGCTGATTTATTAAAAGAAGATCCTTTAGAAACATATCAAGTAGGTTCTCCAATTGTAAATGTAAATTTACCAGGACATGGATATACCACTGGAGATAAAAAAAGATTTAGAGGTCCTTTAGGAGCTGCCGGAGTATATGGTAATCCAGAGGGTGTAGGAGGTATTACAGGAGCAACTATTGCAAAAGCTGCAGGATATACTATAACTGTAGGTAAATACGTCAGCGGTGCAACTGACACAGATGGACCAAATGGTACTGGAATTTATGGAACAGATTGGTTTTATTTCAGCGCTGATACAAACGCGACAAGTGTCGCAACAGGAGGAGGTTATCCGATTTCCGTTGGACCGGTAACTTTACAAGCATAATGGCAGGATACAATTTATCAAACTTACAAACCGATATTAGAAACTATACTGAAGTAGATAGCACTGTTTTTAGTGCTGCTGTGTTAAATAGATTTATAGAAAATGCAGAATATAGAATTTTTTATGATCTTCCTATGGATTCAGATAGAGTTGAATATGAAGGAACACTAGCCGCAGATGTGCAAACTGTTAGAGTTCCGGCAGGTATGGTTTTTGTAAGAGGAATTGAAGTTTTTAATTCTACTTCTTCTAGAACAGGTAGAGCATATTGGCTCTTAAAAAGAGATAGAACATTTGTAAGTGAATATGTGGGAGAATTAACTGGTCCTAAAGGGACTCAAACAGGCCAAGATGTAACAGGATTACCTAAATATTATGCTATGTTTGGAGGAGCGACTGGAACTAGCTCAACTACATCAGGAAATATTATAATGGCTCCTACGCCAGATGCTAATTATTTAATAAATATACATGGAAATATAGTGCCAACAGGATTAGAAACAGAGACTTCTGGGACTTATTTAAGTAAGTATTTCCCACAAGGTTTACTTTATGCTTCTCTAGTGGAAGCTTATGGATATTTAAAAGGTCCAATGGATATGTTGACATTATATGAACAAAAGTATAAACAAGAACTAACTAAATTTGCAAGTGTGCAAATTGGGAGACGA